CAGCGAAACAAGAGTGCCTTTATTATATAATGACACAAATGATAAAAAATTTGTATTATGCTATGACCCAGCTCGTAGCAGAGATAATAGTATAATTACTGTTATGGAAATATATGAAGATGATGAAGATGGCTATAAAGGTAGAATTGTTAATTGTGTAAATATGATTGATATTAGTAATAAAAGAAAAGCCCCAATGCAAACTCCAGACCAAGTAGATTACTTAAGACAAATGATTCTTGATTATAATGGTGATGCATTAGGGTACTCTAACATTGAAGCTATATACATAGATGCTGGTGCTGGTGGTTCTGGTAAGGTAATTGCCGACATGCTTATGCAAGATTGGACAGACTCGAAAGGAAAAACACATCGTGGTGTTATTGATAAAGAGACTGACAAACAGCTCGGCACTGGATATTCCAGTAAATATCCAAACGCTGTTGACAAGGTTAGGCTTTTAGAGCCAACAAAATATAAATCTATAATATATGAATGTGCGATTGAAATGAGTAACAATAATTTGATTAGTTTTACTTCTGATTATGACAACAAAGGATACATAACATTGTTTGTTGATGATGACAAGGAAACATTAAAGTTGAAAAAATCTATAGAGGAAAGACTTAAAAAAGAAAAGATTTCCGATGATGAGCTTAAGATGAGAGTTGATGAAGAATTAAAAAAATCTTCTGTTGTTAAAACTAAAACTGTTAAATTAGACCCATATCAAGAAATTGCACTGGCTAACATAGATGCTCTTAAAGAAGAGCTTGTAAACATGAGAAGAATTAAAAGAGACTCTGGTAAAGATTCATTTGAATTAATTCCAGAAAAAGCAAATAAGTTACACGACGATAGAGCATATACTTTTTGTTTATGTGCTTTTCATTTGTCGGAAAAAAGAATGTCTAAAATTCGTAACAAAAAGAAGCCATCGTCTTCTAACTTAATTGACAAACTTCCAGTTACAGCTGGAAAACAACTAAATAAACTTTTTGGGTAAATGGAGGTGAACGTATGTCTAATAAAAAAAATCTTACAGAGAATGAAAGAATAGCTGTGCTATCAAGAGAAGAAAGAAACAGGGTTGCTTTTGCTTCTGTTGCAAACTCATTAGCATTAATTGATTTAACAAAAAACAAAAGCTTAACTTATAGCACTTTTTCACGAGATAATCTGAGAACCTATTTGAAAAATCCTGCTTCTGAAACAAACCAAAAAAATCTAAGAAAATTAAGTAATTTTTTGTATAGCGTATCACACGTTTACCGAAGACTAATTAATTTTAAAGCATATCAGGTGACTTGTAAATCTTGGACTGTTTATCCAGATATTCCGTTAGTTGAACAACCAGACCAAAATACTATATTGCAGAATTATGAAAAGGTAATTAGATATGTTCGCAATATGGATTTAAAAAGTCAGATTTTAAAATGTATGTTGCAGCTTTGGAAAAATGATATTGTGTATGGCTTTTGTTATGGAGACCCAGAAAAAGATGGAGAGTTTTTTATTCATCTTTTAGACCCAGACTATTGTAAAATATCAAGCCAACAATATTATAGAGGTGTAATAAATTATGCATTTGATTTTAGCTTTTTCTCAGGGGACAATGCGTATTATTTAGATATATATGACCCTATCTTTAAACAAATGTATAACAAATATCAAAATGATAGTAGTCTTAGATGGCAAGAGCTTCCAGTTGAAAATACATTTTGTCTAAAAATAAATATTGATAATATGAGCTATCCAATACCACCTTTAAGTGGTTTGTTTGACTCGTTAATAAACCTTGCTGATTTGCAGGCAGTTCAGGACTTAAAAGATGAATTAGAAGCTTATAAGTTGGTTTGGGCCAAAATTGACAGTATATCTGGCACAAAGGATGTTAATGATTTTGAAATTGACCTCGACCTTGCAAACGCATTTTATCAAAAACTTCAAAGTGTATTCCCAGACAATGTTGCAGTAGCAATGTCACCAATGGATCTTGAGACAATTGATTTTCAGGGTAATAATGCAAATGACGTTAATATATTATCTGAGGCATACGAAAATATTATTAATGCAAATGGTGGTATTGTTTTAAATCATAATAAAATTACCAATAGTGCAAGTTTTAAACTGGCATTATTATTTGACTCTTTAGATGCTGTTGCACCTGTTGAACAAATTAACGCATGGATAAACTTGTGGATTAAAAACCATTTGGGAGATACTGGGATGGTAGTTGAATACAGTGATACATCACCATTTTTTATTGATGATAAAATTGATGAATTGTTAAAACTTTCACAGTATTCAATTCCAGTTAAAATGGAATTATCATCATTGGCTAATGCTAATCCAATTAAAGAACGTGGTATGTCATTCATTGAAAATGCTCTTGGTATTACAACAACATCTTGGAATAAACCGCTTGTTTCAAGTAACGTTCAAAGTGGATTGACTGAAAATGGTGACGGTTCTGAGGGTGCTCCTACAAAAGACGAAGGAGATCTTAGTGACGAAGGTCAAAGCACAAGGGATAAAAAATAAAAGGTGGTAGTGATATGGATTCAAAAAAATTTATTTTAGTGCAGGATAAAAATGCTGCAATGGCATTAACAAAAATGGGATTTAAGTCTATACCATCTGGAGATAATACTTTTGTTTTTATTAATGATGGAGAAATTAAAGTTAACTTTGATTTGATTGATAAGTCAAAAATTTATTACTCAAATAAAATTAACATATAACCTCCTCTTTTTAGGAGTTTATATATATACCTTTAAAGAAAGGAGGACGACTTAAATGTTTCGAAAGTTTTATACTGTTGACGATCTTTATAAATTTTGTAAAGAAAATAAATATGAGCATTTTAGCTCAATGAAACAAGGAGCACCATTAATTGTTCAGTCTATTGGTTCATTTGAAGCTACTGATAGTATATCTGACGGTTTAATGCCAGTAAAGCTTAAATCATGCCATACTGGAAAAAATCGCAATCAATCTGGAATTTCTGATGAAACTATGAATTTATATAAAAATTCTTTTCAAGGTAGACCAATTCTTGGAGCAATTTATAAAACTGACACTGGTGAATATGAATTTCGTGGTCACGACATGGAGTTTGTAGAAGATGGTGATAATATAGATGTTAATTATATTGAACAACCAATAGGTGTAATTTCTCAAACCGTAGAACCATATCTTGAGTTTGATGAGAATGAAAAGAAAAATTTTTTAATGGTTGAAGGCACTATCTTTACAGACTATTCTAAGGCCGCAGAAATTCTTAATAGGCGTAAAACTTGTAAGTGTTCAGTAGAGATTGCTGTAGAGGAAATGAGTTACAATTGTGACGAAGATTATCTTTCTATTGACAAGTTCCATTTTATAGGTGTGACAATACTTGGATATCAACAAGATGGAGTTACAGAAATACAAGAGGGAATGGCTGGTAGTAAGATAACTATTGAGGATTTTAGTGCACAACATAATAGTATGTTTTCAGAAGCATACCAAGAAAAATTAATTGAAACATTAGATAAATTAAATACTACATTATCTAATTTAAGCACAGATACACAGAAAGGAGGAAGTGAAATGAATAAGTTAGAAGAACTTATGGCGAAGTATAATATTACTGTAGAAGATATAACATTTGAAACCGAAGGTCTTTCTGATGAAGAACTTGAAGCAAAGTTTGCCGAAGTGTTTGGCGAACAATCTACAAGTGATGATGGTGCTGGTGAAAACCCTGATGGCGACGGCGGTGAGGGTAGCACTGGTGAATTAGAAGGCGAAGGAGAAGGCGAAAAGTTTAGTAAAACTTTTTCTGTTCAGATTTCTCACGAAGATATAGCTTACGCTTTATATAATTTGATTGCAAAATATGAAGAAGAAGATAATGACTATTATTATATCAAGAATGTATATGACAATTATTTTTATATGCAAGGCTGGTACAATAATAAGATTTATAAAGTCGATTACTCTATTGACGGGCAGAATGTAGCTCTTAGTGGAGAAAGACAGGAGATGTTTGAGCTTATTGTTTCAGAAAGTGAAAAACTTTCTATTGAAAAAATGAGAGAGGAATACGACGCTCTTAAGGAATTTAAAGATAGTTATGATGCTGAACAACTTAATGCAGCCAAAGAAGCTGTATTAAATAGCGACGAGTACGCTGTTATTTCTGAAACTGAAGAGTTTAACGAACTTGTTTCTCAGGCTTGCAACTTCTCTGTTGACGAACTTAAGATTAAGGCAGATTTAATTTTTGCAGCAATTGCTAAAAAACAGTTTGTTGTTGGTGGCGAAAAGAAAAATCACTCTGTATCAATAAATCTTAATGCAGTTTCTTCTGATGATGATAATAAACCTTATGGTGACTTATTTGATTCTTAATAATATTTACAAAACAAAATTAATTTAACAAATTCAGTATTTAATTAATACTGTTTTAAAATTACTTAAAAAATAGAAAGGATGAAATTATTATGGCAAATGTTTTTGATAATATTCAAGCTCAGAAGCATGTTGTTTGCGAATCAAGTCTTCTCAAGGCTACAATCGCAGGTCACATGTATAATCTGAAGATGATTGGCGACACAGACAATGGTTCTATTGTTGCTCGTGGAGATTGGGATTCTTCTACTCCTGATGGACAGGTATTTAACGCAAAGGAATATGCAGAGGGTGACGCACCACTTCTTGTACTTACTCCACCTAT